TCGCCACCGGCGTGCCCGGCTCGGCCGTCGGCTGCGGGCCGTTCCAGCCGTAGGTAGTGGACTGTTCCTGCGACTTAAAGTCCTGTTTTGGCGGCGGCAGGATGGCGTTGGCGACACGGCCGCCGACGTAGGAACCGACGGCGCCCCAGACGCCCTTCATAAAGGAACTCGCCCCGCCGAACGGAGCGAGTACGGACGCGCCTAAAGCCATCATGGCGACACTGAAAACGGCGCGGAAAAAGCTGGACGCACCCTTGCCCAGGACGGGGTGCAACACCAAGCTGTCCTCGTCACCGGGAACCAGGGTGTCCCATTCTTCGCGGAGCATTTGGTGGCCATTGATGCTGACAGCAAAATCAGTGCCGGGCCATAGCCGGAGGATTGGCGCGATATGCTCGGCGACGGTCGGCCCCGCGTCCAGGTGTTGCACCTCCCGCTGGCCCGGAAAAACCGGGTTGCGGATAAATATCAGCTTCAGGTTAACCACCGCCAATATAGCCTTGTTTCTTTACTTCATGATGTTGCATGGAAGCGGATTGTATTGTACAATATATTGTACAGGAGGTGATCCCGTGTTAGCGGCAAACTACAGTACCGTCAGAGACAATTTCAAAGAATTCTGCGACAAGGCGAACGATGATGCGGAAACGATTTTCATAACACGCAAGGCCGGGGGAAACGTTGTGTTAATCTCGGAATCCGAATATAACAACCTCATGGAAAATCTGTTCGTGCGTAGCGGCAAAAAGAATTACGCCCGGTTGATGGAGTCGATTCAACAACTCAAGGCGGGCAAGGCAACGGAAAAGGCTCTCGTTGATGATTAAGGTTTTTACGGACAATGCCTGGGAGGATTATCTTTACTGGCAGGCTACCGATAAATCGATATTGAAGAAAATCAACGCTCTCATAAAAGACATTGAGAGAAATCCGTTCACCGGTTTGGGTAAACCCGAACCGCTACGACATGAATTTTCTGGCTTCTGGAGTCGCCGGATCGATCCGGGACACAGGCTGATCTACAAAGTCGAAGCCGACAGTATTCAAATCGTTCAGTGCCGCCATCATTATGACTGACCTTTAACCACACGGTTGCCGACTGGCAGGGTTCCACAATGGAACCTTGCTTTTTGATTCCGCTACCAGCCGGGCGCGTAATAACCCTCAATGCGCCACTTCCAGAAGATGTGGTCGACGGCGGTGATCACCACGCCCGCCGAGCTGTGCGCGTGGATGAATTTGCCGCCGTCCAGGTAAACGCCGATGTGGTCGGCGACGCCGGCCGTGGTGAAAACGATGAGCGCGGGCGCCGGCACCTCGCCGGCGCATCGCGCCCACTTGTCGCAATTATCCGCGACGCCGCTAGTGACCGTCGCGCACGTCAGCCGGTAGTCGGGAATCACGATGCCGTACCGGCGGAACACCTCCACGGCCAGGCCCCAGCAATCGTAGCCGTCCGGGCCTTTGCCGCCCTCCACAAAAGGCTTGCCGACAAGGTCAAATATTCGACGCATAAAACCCTCCCATTCCTGGGGCACCACCAAACCTTTTCGCGTTGCCCCGCGCCTTGCAGTCGGCCAGCGTGTGGCCGCAAGCCGGGAACTGGAGTAGGACCGCAGGCGGCACGCCGCACTTCACCTTGCCATACTTCCAGCAGCAGAAGTCGGGGAGATACCTGTCCGCGAGCGCCCGGTAGTACATCCAGAAATCTGCGCCGAGCGTGAACGTCACCCACTCCTCGTCGTAGGCCGTGCTTTGTACGTTGAACGATTCCTCGATCTCCGCGACCGGGTTGTCCAGGTGCGCCGTGTGGATTAGCCGGATGACGACCACGCAATCGACCAGGCCGTTGTACTGCTCCAGATACGCCTGGATGACCCCGGACACGTTGGACACCTGGACGGTGAAGGTCGACATCGCCTTCATATCCTGCGTGGTGTCCGAGAGCAGTACCGGAATCGGTTCCCAGACCGCGCTCCGCCAGGTCACGGGCTCGTTGTTTTTCGCCAGGTACGCGCTCGTCCCGTCGGGCAGTTGAATCTCAAAAAGCACAATCCAGGGGTGGTCGTTGGCGAGCTTGTTTTTTTCTATCAGACCGGCGCTGGAAAAAGGCAGCGGCATAAGCTACGCCTCCATAATTGAAATTTCCACATGCCAGTAGCCCAGGAAGGTCTTCGTGGCCTTCGGCGGCGACGCGAACTGCATGTTCACCGGCAGGCCGGTTTCCTGGTCGGTCCAAATAAAAATGTTGGCGTAGTTCGCCAACACAAAGGATTTGAAGCGTGCGTAATCGTCGTTCGTCATCGCCGCCCAGGTGTAGTTCTTACCCATCGTCGCCCTGGTGAAGCGGGGGCGGCTAATGGTGTAGCCGCCGTCCGCCGGGGAACTGATGCGGTTATCCTGAAACACATCCTCCTGCGGCCCAGAAGGCGACAGCGACGGCGGTGCGATATTCGGGAATACCGGGTAGTCCATCTTTAACCCCTCCCAAACAGCAGGTCGCGGGACCCCGCTATATTCCTGGAGATACCGTCCACGAACATCTGCATCAGCAGGGTGTGGGTGGCCGGGTCGTACTTGGCCTGCTGCGATACGGAGAGCTGCTGGCCGCTGCGGTTTACCACGTTGACGTTGACGTTCGGGCTGCCTGCGCCGGCCTGCGCCGACCCGATCAGGGCCGCCGATTGGCCGGCCGTGTAGATATGGGCGGTGTTACCGAAGTACGCCAGCTCCGGGCCTTCCTCGCCGACGATGGCCCACCCGGAAGCGGCCCCGCCGTCTGCATATGCGCTCAGAGGAATGGAACCCGGATTCGGGATATATGGCGACGACGCCGGGGCGACGCTACGCGACACCTTCGAACCGGAGCCGGCGCTGCTTCCGCCGAACGCACCCCCGATGATGCCGCCGAATATCTCCTGGAGCGGCCCCATGATATACTTCTCCGTCCACATCCGGAGGAACATCTTCTCGATGTCCGCCACGACCGTTTGGAACACGTCGCGCAGGATATCAGTAGCGGATTTCCCTTCGTCCACCATCTTGTCGAAGACGGACGCGGTGGTGTTGTGAATGTCGTTCCAGGTGTTCACGATGATGTCGGCGTAGTTGGTCTGCTGGTTCTTGATTTCGGAGAGGGCTATCGACCAGGCCGTCTCCATCTTCTTGGCCGCGATATTGTTCTGCTGCGCGATCGCGTCCGAGAGCTGCCGCTGGATGGCCAACCGGCGGTCAGCGTTGTCACCGGCGGCCGCAAGCTGAGCGTTTAAGTCGTCGATGTACTTCCGCAAGCCGGCCTGCTGGATGGCGTCCACCTCGGCCTGCGTCTTGCCGGCGATGTTCACCATGAGGCTCGCGCTCTCGATAGCATCGCGGTCCTGTTGCAGGAGGATGTCGCCCTTCGTATAATCGCGCTTTTCGGCAGCCGCCCGGCGCTTGGCCTCGGCGTCGGCGTTGGCCTGGTTCTGGGCCTCCTTGTCGCTGCCGTTTTTGGCGATGGCGTCAAGCTCCGCCTTGCGCTCTTTTTCAATCCGGGTCAGCACAATCTGGTACTCGGCGTCGGCCTCGGCCATCTTATCGTGCCGGAGCTGGGCGTTGACCAGGGCCGCCTGGTCCTTGACATCCTGCCAGGCCCGCCGCCAGGTGTCCACGACCTTAGCCGACGCCACATTTTGATACTCGGCGATTTTATCGGCGAGGCCTGAGGCGTCGCCGCCGTTGCGCGTAATATCCGCGACCTGGTTGTTCATTCGCTGTACTTCGGCCGTAATGTTGGACATCGCGGCGTCGTAAGCAATCTCGCTGTCGCCGGCAATCCGTTTGTTAAGGTCGGCCATGAGCTGTACCGCCTGCGCGTTGGCGCGCTGGATTTCCGCCGCCTTGTCATGAACCTTTGTGCCCTTGCCGCTATCTGCCAAGATGGCAGACATTTTGGAAGCAAGGTCGGGGTCGACGCCGTCGCCGTTCTGGAGCCAGGGTTTCTGGTTCTTCTGTTTATCGGACCACGCCTGCCAGGCCGCGTGTTCTTCTTCTTCCGCGTCCGTCATGGCGATCCGCTCGGTGTGTTCCGGCATGTAATAGCCGCCCATTTCGGTGCCGGGCGCGTCAACCCATTGACCGGCCACCCGGCGGCCGACCAGGTGCTTGCCGGGCCGATTGGGGTCGTCCCACACCTCGGCCTTGGGGTCGTAGCTTTGCACCTTGTGCAGGCCGTCCAAATATTCGACCAGGGCCTTTATGGCGAACCCGGTGGCAACCGCGACGCCGAGCCAGCCGCCGGCCAAGGACCAGAGTCCCGACAGGAAGTTGCCGGCGGCCGCCCTGGCCGTCGCCATGGCGCCGGCCGTCTTCTGGCCTGCGACCACCGCAGCATTTCCCTGCGCGGCCGTCGCGGCCGCCATTTCCAGCTCGGCTGCGGCGGCTGTGGTCGCAGATACGGCTACCATCTTATTGGCCGCGGCCGTCTCGACCGCCGCGAGCCGGGCCGCTTCTGCCTGCGCCATGAAGGCGGTGGTCATTTCCGTGCGGATTTTGGTGGCGGCGACCGTGCCGGCCTCGGCGATCTGGACGCACTTGGCCGAGATGACGGCGGCGGTTTCCTCGGCGCTCAGGCCGGCCGCCTGCGCAGTTTTCACCGCGTCCGCCTGCATCTTGGCGTACATTTTGTCGCTCGCCGCGATCGTCCGGGCAATAGCCCGTTCCTGGGCGGCGGTAAGCCCGGCCGCCGCGACTTCCTGGGCGGCGGCCGCTGCGGTCGCCTGAACCACTGCGTTCTGCCAGAAGGCGGCGATAGTGCCGGCGACGCTGCCCAGCAGCTGGACGCCTTTGTAGGCGGCGGCCAGCTCTAGGGCGGCCGTGGTCAGCTCGACGATATTCTCCTTGTTCTCGGCCAGGAAGGCGGCCGTCGATTGCAGGCCCGACATGATCGGCGGGAAAAGCTCCTCAGCCACCGGAGCCAGGGCACCGGCGAAGGCCAGGCCCAGCTGCCCGGCCTGGATGGAAACGACCTCCATATTCATGTGTAGCTCATGGAGTCGCTCAGGGTCGAGGCCGACTCCCTTCACCAGGGCCGCCTTTTCGGACGCCTCCTGGTAGTCTTCGAGCGTTTTCACCAGGGCCATGCCGCGAGTGCCCAGCGTCTCCATGACAAACTCTTGCTGTAGCCCGTTGGCCTGGGCGAGCTTGTAGCCTTTGCTGAGGTTCGCCAGCTGCTCGGTTAGAGGGAGGAGTTTCCCGGTGCTGTCGGTCAGGGAAACACCAAAAAGCGCCAGGGTGGCGCGGGTCTTTTCCCCGGCCTCCCCTGACGCTGTGAAGTTCTTGTCCAGCCGCATCATCGCGCTGGCGAAGGAGGCGCTGTCGCCTTCGGTGAGCTTCAGCACCCTGGCCAGGGACACCGCTTCCGCTGTGCTAATCCCGAACCTTTCGCTGAGGTCGTGGACGGCCTCGCCGGCGCCGACCGCGCTCCCGACGATGGCCCCCAAACCGAAGCCGCCGGCGGCCAGGGCCGTGAGACCCGATAGCTTGCCAATCATGCCGCTAATGCCGCTGGTCGCCCCGCTAATCGCACTGGTGAAATTGGTGATAGGGACCGTCGAGAAGGCGTTCTGTACGCTGGACTGACTGTCGCTGAGGGTCCGCTTCAGTCCGGAATTGTCCGCCCCGATTTTAACCAGCAATTCAGCGATAGTCGACAATCCTACGCACCTGCCCTTCCCAAAATGTCCTTAAACTCGTTCAGTAGGTACGCCTCATCTTCAGCCCGTTTCTGCGTCTGCTTAGGCTTGCCGCGGAGCGGCTCCAGCAAGTCGGCGACACCGATCGGCGCCGTCAGGCTCTTGCCTTCGACGTTCAGCAGATGGCAGACGAAGTACGCGAAAAGGTTCTCCTGCTGTGTACGGCGCCAGGTGTAGCCCTCCAGAAGCAGGATGAACTCTCCCGGCTGCAGCCGGCCGAATTCCCACGGCAGCATCCCCAGCGGGCCGTAGGCCAAGGGTTCCGCCCACTCCGTCCATTCCGAGAAGGAGGCGAAGGTTACTCCTTGGCCGCCGTCGGGTTTTTTCTTTCCGGGTCCGCCTTTCCGAAGATCCCGGTGGCGAGGACAGCCTGCACGATGGGCAGCGCCAGCTCGTCAAGTGTGCCGCCGTTGTCGAGGAACTCCTCGATCTTTTCGGCCATGAGCGCCGGCGTTGGCCGGTTGTAGTGGTGCTTTAGGCCGATCAGCAGGCCCGCAATGCAAAAGTTAACGCCGGCGTCCTGCCGCCGGACCACGTTTATGATTGAATCACCCAAAACTTTTTCCAGTTCTCCAAGACGAGTGATGTCAAAGTAAATGGTCTGCCCAGCCCCGAAGTGGTCGAAAGGAATAGTCTTTTTCATCAAATTTTCCTCCTTGATTAACTGCCTAGAGGTTTCTTTTTGTGCGCAATTCGGATATACTGAAAATAAGAAATTCGGAAAATGGAGGCGTTCAGAGTGACGGGACGCATGGAAGTACGCAATAGAAATCAAGTCACCCTGCCCAAAGCACTGACCAAAACTCTGGCTATCCGCGAGGGTGACATCCTGGAATACACCATCGAGGACGGCAAAATCATCATCACGCCGAAGACCCTTGTTCCCAAAGAGCAAGCATGGTACTGGTCGAAGGAATGGCAAGCCGCCGAGAAGGAAGTGGAGCAGGAGATAGCCGAAAAGGGACACGGCAAGGAGTACACGAAAGACGAACTCCTGGGAGAAATAAAACGTGCCCAAAATTAGCCGCAGTGACAGGTTCATAAAAGAACTCCGAAAATTGATCGACAAAGGAGTACTTACAATCGAACAAGTCGAAAAGTTCCTTCGGCTCGTCGAGGAGAACCCACGGCATCCTTCCCTGCGCATCAAAAAGATCCAGGGGACCGCGGACATTTTCGAAGCGTCGGTAAACATGAGTGTCCGTGTGTCCTTCCAGTACATAAAGCCTGATACGGTTTTTCTGCGGAATATCGGTGAACATGACATGACCCTTAAGAGACCTTAAGAACAACTCCCACCGGCCTTTATAGGCGGTGGGAGTTGCTACTTTTTCAGGTCCGCTGCGGACCCGGCCTTGTTCCCTTTAGTCTCAGGCTGCGGGGTCGGTAAGATCGGACAGCGGGCCGACGCCGTCGATGGTGCCCTTCAACGTAGCCGCCTGGTTGTACTGGTTGTCGATGGTCAGCTCGGAAATAGTGCCCCAGCCGGTACGGTAGGATTTGCTCGGGTAGACGAACTGGACGTTAATCTGCTGGCCGGCGTTGAACGCGGCCTCCAGGGCGTCCAGGCCCGCATCTTGGAGCAGCACCAGGCCGTCTAGGGAGATAGACCAACTCAGCAGACCGATCAGGCTGGCTTTCCAACCACCGGTGGTCTTGTCGGAGGCTTCTACAGTGTCAGCCTTCCGGGTTAGGGTGCCCGCCCGCTGGCCGCCGATGAGTGTCCAGATCGGGATGGTCGGGGTGCCCGTGTTGATGTACAAGAGGTAATCCTTACCGACCGTAGCCTGCGCCGGCGAAGGGTTGCTCGGAAGATTAATGGCCATAGCCCTCAGCCTCCTGTGTTTTGAATGGTGACGACGAATGTAAGGACACCATGGTAGCCGAACTCGTCCTCCGGAAATGCCTCAAAGAAGTCCACGTCCTGGCTGATAACGGCGAAGCCCGGCGCCTCGATCAGGGCCGACGTGATAACCGTGGCGATGTCGTCGGCCACCGCGTTGATTTCCGCTTTGCCGTTGTGGTTGGACCAGATGTGTAGTTGGATGGAGGCGTCCCATATGTCGGAGGTTTTGTCGGCCACGCGTTTACAGGTGAAAGCGCCGATAGTGATATAGGGGAAGGCCGCGTCCCCCGGCACGTCGTCATAAACCGGCGTGGTCTGACCTGCGGACAGCAAAGAAAAAAGCCCTGTTTGCAGGGCCGTCATGGGAATGCGCCGCATTACAATCATGGCTTCACCGCCGCCTGCGTCGCCCGGAGAAGGTTGGGCTTCTCATCCTCAAACGCCGGCCGCATATAGGGGTGAGCTGCGCGGGCCGGCACTTTAGCCGAGGCGACAACGTTCTCGCCGATGGCCAGAGCCTTCTTCTTGACCGGGCGCACAAGGGCCGCCCGGGCGCCGTACTCTACCAGGTGGGCATGCGGCGACTTGGCCCGGACGACGCCGGCGTTCTTGGCGCCGTCGTAGGTCATGGTAATGTTCCTGACCAAGCTGCCGGTCTTGACCCGCGCCCGCCGCTTCGCGCCGAGCATGATAGCCGACGTCGACGATTGCACCGTGGAGCGCAGCCGCTCCTGGGTCTGTTCGTCGTAGGTTCTGAAGGCCCCGAGGATTCGCTGGAGATCATTGATGCCCAGGTTAACAACGAAAGCCGCCATTAGGTCATCACCTCCCGGCAGATCAGCATCGTGGCCTCGCGGTTGATGTCGTAGGTGTTCAGCACGTCATAGATCCGGCCGCCGATCTGGGCACGCCAGCCCCTTCTCACGTCGGCCCGGCGCCGGATGGAAATCTGCCTCACCAGGTCGCTGGCGGCAGCCCCGACCGCCGGCACCTCCTTCGTGTTGACGTTCCGCAGCTCCGCCCAGACCTTGACCACCGGCTGAAAGTCGGATCGCGAGCCGCCCATGCCGTCAGGAATCTTGGCCGGCCGCAGAAGCGTAATCCGCCAGGTCATCCGGCCACCTATCATGGCGATACCGGCAGATCGGCGTAATCGTCGCAGAGGGAGATGTGGCTTATGAGAGCGTCGATGGTGTGGCTGACCTTGGCGTCACGGCCGGCGGCCGCATCGTCCCGATTTTCGTACCAATGCGAGCAGAGATATTTTATGGCCATCTTCCACACGCCGTCGGCAGGGTCGTAGGCCTTGCCGGTCATGCGTTGCATGTAACCGACCGCCCCATCCATCAAGTCCTGGATGAGCGTGTCCTCGTCGGCCCCATCGACCCTGAGGTAGAGCTTCACGTCGTCGAGCGTGAGCGCCGCGGGCACGGTCAGTTACCAGCCTTGCCGGCTTTCGTAGCAGGGGCCGGCTCGGCCGGAGCTGGCGCGTCAATGTCGAAACCTTTGAGGGCCAGGAGGTTCTCCCTGACCATGGAGAGCGTCTCCTCGTCAATAGGCGTGTAGCCGCGGGCGAGGATGTCGTTAACGATTTTGAGGTTAAGCTCGGCGAAAGCCGCCGCCACCTCGTCAATCTTTTTCATCAGTTCTACCACCTTAAAAAGAATAGGGCGGATTGCTCCGCCCCGTAATTACTTAACGAGAGTAACCAGGGAGTTAACGTCCGCGACCTTGCCGTCGGCGATCAGGACCGCCCGGGTTACCCAGTCATCACCCACCCAGATTTCCTGGTAGCGCTGGATGTTGATGTTGTAGTTCGTATTCAGCACATAGTCGCTGAAATCGAACAGGAACGCCCAGACGGTGCCAGCCGTTAGACCGGTGGCATAGGTAGGGAGATAGTTACACAGCACGACATCGCGGCCGAGCAGTGTACGGGCCGTCTTGCCGGGGATACCTTCATTCACACGGGCAATCGGCTGGCCAGCGGTGTCAACTTCAGCCAGCATGGCGTTCCATGTCTGCTTCGTCATGCACCATTTCGATGTTGCCTCATAGGCGATATCAAGAGCCCCCTCGGCCTTGATGAAGTCGGCCCGCTTGGGAACACCGGTGATAACCTGACCGGCGTTGACTGCGGTGCCGGCCGAAATGATGCCGGTCGGCTGACCGACACCTGTACCGGAGATGATGGCCTGTTCGAGGGCGATGACCATGGCCTGGGATACGTTGTTCACCAAGACGGCCTCGAAGGCAGAAAGCGCCATCGTGTCGACTTCAAGGCTGACCGCGACGGCGCAACGAAGTTTGTAGTACCCGAAGATAATAGTACCGGTCGTCTTGGCCTGCTTGTTGCTGCCAGCCGATTCGGCAACCCATGTGGCAACGGGCTTAACGGTGGAATTGGGAATAGCCAGGCCGCCCTTGTAGTTCGTCTGGGTGACAAGCGGCAGGATCATGCCGCTGGCCAGGAGCTTGTCGATAACGGTGTTTAGGACGTTCTGCGGAATCGGTGCCCCGGCAGTAGTGGTAGTGGCATCGGCCCGGAGTTCAGCCGGCAGCGGAGTCCCGCGCAGAACAAAGTTCATAAAGGCGGTCCGGTACTCCATCGAGGTGGTGTCGACGCCCGAACGGTCCTCTTCTTCCTGGGCAGGTTTCACGCCCGGCGGCAGGATGATTTTGCCGCGGATTTCGCCGACATTGAGTTTGCCGGCGATGTCGAGGCGCTTTTGGATATTGCGCTCCTCCTGCTCAAGGGCCTCCAGTTCGGCCTGGATGGCGTCCAGGTCGCAATCGGCGTCGGATTGCAGCTGGCTGCGGATTTCGGCTTTCCGGTCGGCGATCTCTCTCATTCTCTGGTCCACGATTAACCTCCGAAAGATTAGTTTTATTTGCGGAGTCGAAACAGGAACCGGAGCCCGCCACGCCCTATCCAGATGCGCCCGCTAGGCCATCCAGCTTCGCGGTTTAAGGCATTAAAAAAGCAGCCCTCCGGGCCGCAGTTTTACAGGTATGTTCTAACGATGTACTGTTTCCGCCGGAGGGCCAACCGCTTGCTCTCCTCCGCTTCGCGCTGCTCGCGATCGACCAGGTCAACCGCCGCCTTCTGCGCTTCGCAGTACGACCTGGCCGAGAGAGAAGTTTGCTCATAAGCCGGGGAGTCCACGGCCGAAACGTCGCCGATGGCGGCAAACTTGTTTATCCGCCGGGTACTCGTGGCCCGATCGAATTCATCGCTGGCCACATAAAAAGCAAACGACATCTTGTTGATGTCGCCCCGTTGAACAAGCGTATAAAGGTCTTTGCCGGCGGTTGTGGGCGCCAGGTTGGCGATGACTTTTAGCCCCACGTCATCTGGGATAAGGGTCAGGGTCTTGCTCCGCGACCGCGCCACGATCATCACGCTGTCGGAGTGGTTGTATTTCATCGGAATGTCCGACAAGTCGACGCCATCCAGGGCACCGCGGGAGATGATTTCCTTATACTCCTTCCCGGTGTCCGGGTCGGCCCACAACACGGTGGGCTGCTCAAAGACAATGGCGTAGCCCTCGACGATCATAGCCTGTTGAGTATCATCCAGCGGGAGCGCCCGCACCTCCGCCAGGCGGATTTCCTTCTGACGTTTTTCCCCCATCCGTATTACCTCCTGTGTTTGGTTTTTGGTCCGTCGGCGCCCCGGTCTGGTACACGTCGGCCAGACGGGCATTGACGTAGTTCAGCGAAAAGATGCGCCGGTCGCCGTCTTCCACCGGCGGCATGTTGAATATTTCCAGAACGTCGTTGACAGAAAAGATGCCCATGGGCATCAGATATTGGACCAGGTTGCACTTCGTCTGGTTGCTGGCGTACTGGAGCCGGTTGGCCTCAAAGATGATTTCATTCCCGAACCCCTTCTCGCGGTCGGTGAAGCACTTCTCCGTGAACTCGAGCGATAGCTGGATGGCGATGGGTTCCAGGACGCTCTCGTAAAAGGCGTTCCATTGGTCCTCGGTATAATCGGCCTTGACGATGTTCTCGCTCACCCCGAAGTATCGGTAGGCATTGTCGCGGATGACGGCCATCTGCTTGTCGTCGACCATTTTGCCGTTCATTTCGACCGGCGTGAAGTCGGCTTTGGAGTCGACCGCGCCGATCCCGCCGTCATTGTTGATGGACAGGTAGTCGGCCACGAACTGGTCGCGTTGTTTTTTGAGATCTTCAGGCCGGAGCGTCTGCGTGAATTTGAGGAAGCCCCGCAGCCTGGCACTGGATTTTATTGCGTTGATAATCCCCTCGTTGACCGTCTGTATGAGCGATAGGGTGGGCTTGAACGGCCTCTGGTTGCTTTCGCCGAAGATGTCGTCGTTGTTGAAATGGCGGCGAAGGTGTATGAGATCGGTGTACGGCACCGTCATCCGAAAGCCGCTCAAAAAGAAAAACCTGCAGTACAGCTCCCCCTGGTACTCCACGAACTCAAGCGAGGAATATGACAGCGGGAACAGGCCGGTTATCTTGCCCATGACGTCCGTTTGGAGATAAACGAACGAGTTGTTGTTAGTATAAAGCTGGCTAACCACTTTGTAGAGGAAGTCGTAGGAGGACATATATTGGTTAGGCCGAACCTCCAGCAGCCACTGCAGTCCGTCCGAAACCTGCAGGACCTGGCCACCCGCGCGCCTGATGTGTTTCGGCTTCAGCTTGGCCGCGTTCCGGGCGATGGCGTCGATGCACGTCCGGACTACATCGTTGTCGTAAAAATTGCCGCTAACGGACGAGAAGAATGGCGAGAAGTCGTTCAGAAACTGGTACTGGGTAACATCCACCGGGGGTTTCTTCGGCCCGAAGACGGCGCTGAACATATTCCTAAGCTCCAACTATTCACCCCCTCGTACCAGGTTGCCTCGCTCGTCGAACCGGAACCCCTCCCGCACCGGGCGGCTGTCGCCGTGCGTCTGGTTGTGGCATCGCTGGCACAGGTACTCCAACTGGTCCCAATTAAGCGTGATGTCCGGGTCGTCGATATTCTCAGGCGTCAGCAGCACCTTGTGATGAAGGATTCCGCCGGTGCCGGCCGGCTCATGGCACAGCTCGCAGCAGTAGAACACCGACGCAATATAAGCGGCCCGGCATTTGAGCCAGGCCGCGGAGTTGTAAAACGCCTTGGCAAAATCTTGGGCCAGTGTGCCCCACCTCAGATCAGGTTGGTGTATTCGTCCATCTTGTCTTGGAGGACGACGTAAGCGATGATGAGCGCCATGGCGCCGTCGATGCGCCGGCGGGTGTCGGCGCCCTTTACCGGCTGAATGTTCGCGTTGAGGTCAGTGCGGATTTCCAGGTTTGAGAGGTTCCACATATCTACGGGGTTGTGGTTAAAGACTATCCTTCCGGCGGCCAGGTCGCCCTTCAGCGACTTCATCGGATAAGAGAGCGTCTGTACTCCCTGGCGAACCTTTATCATAGACTCCTGGCCGAACTCGGCCTTGAATTCGTTCAGCAAGGCGTCCTCGATATGCCAGGGGTCGTAGCCTATCCAGGGGATGTATAAATCCTCCTGGTCGCGAAGCTCCTTAAACCACTCCAGGACACAATGCTTGTCGATTTTGTTCCCCGGCGTAGTCCGGAGCAGGCCCTGTTTTTCCCACAGAAGGTAGGGCACGTTGTCGCGCTCGCGGCGGTTGCCGTCGGCGTCCATCTTCCGGAGAACCTCCTCTGGAATCCAGTACATCGACCGCACATAAATACGGTCGTCGCCCGGCTTCATGGCAATAGCCTTCGCGGCCGTGAGGTCTGTAGTTTCCGATGCGTCGAAACCGCCGATGCCATAGCGGAAGCCCATGCTCCGGAAGTCGAACTCCTCCTGGTTGTTTATCTCGTCCCAGGTGAGCCATGCGGAGCTACTGTTCTCCTTCATGTTGAAGTCCTTGACCATGACCGTCGGCTTGAACGCCGGATCGTTCTTGGCCTTGGAAACGCAATCCCGGAGGAACGCCAGGGATTTGATGCTGCCCAGGCCAGGGTTGGCCTTTATCCAGCACTCCTCCCGGTCCCATTCGTCCTTGTCGTCGAGCTCGTAGATGAACGACAGGAAGCGGTCATCCCGAACCTTGCCGTCCAGGATGGCGCAGGCGTAGTCGTACTGAGCGTCAAAAATGCCGTCGCGGACAAAGCCGTTGGTCGTAATGCAAAAGAGCAGCGGCTGCTGGCGGGCCGACATTGATTGTTTCATCAAGTCATAGATGTCGCGGTTTTTGATGGCGGACAGCTCGTCGATGGTGACGCCGTGGGCGTTAAGGCCGTCGAGGCTGTTGCTGTTGCTGGCCAGGGGTTTGATAATCCCCATATTGACCGGGAAGTATAGGTCGCTGATGCGTTTGCGGATATGCTTCCGGAGGACCGGCGACTGTTTCACCATCTTGTAGGCGTACTCCCAGCCGATCTTCGCCTGGTCGAGCATGGTGGCGATATTGTAGATTTCAGGCGCGCCCTCTCCGTCCCCCATGAGCAGGAACAGGTTGACGGCCGCCGATTCCGAAGACTTGCCGTTTTTGCGGCCCTCAATCGTCAGGCACTCGTTGTACTGGCGGAACCTGGTGTCCTTGTGTACAAACCCGAAGATGGCCTGGAACTTCGCCTTCTGAAACAGCTCCAGCGTTATCGGCGTGCCCATTTTGCCCTGGGCCTGCTTGCAGAAGGTTTCGATGAAGTCGATGGGCTTTTCCGTCAGCTTTTCATCGAAGACCCAGGGGTCGTATTTTTCCGGGTTGCGCAGCTTGTCGAGCAGCATCCCGCAGACTTGCTTAATCCGCTTACAGGCAACAATTTCGTCGGAGAGGACCTTGCTGGCGTATTCCTCCAAGTAGCTCATGGCGGCCGCCTAGTGCTTACGCAAGAACGCGAGCAGCTCGTCCTCATCTTCTTCCTTGCCGCCCTGCCGGAGCGTGGTGATTATCTTTACCAAGGTGGCCACCGTCCGGTTAGAGCTGTCGACCGTTTTGTTGTAGTCGGCGATTGCCGGGTGGGAATATACATTCTCCCTGCCCTTGACGTACTGCTTAGTGACCAGCACGCCATCCTCGGAGATGGTTTTTTCCAGCTCGTTCAAAATCTTGAGCTGGACCTGGTAGCGTTTGAAGGTGGTTATAAAAAAGAAATTCTGCTCGACGCCGTGTTTCTCGGCAATCCGCAGAATTTCAGCCGTTTGTTCGTTCAGGTTTAGCTTTTTGGGTTGTTGCTGCAATACGCATCGCCTTCTTTCCGGTGAGCTGTTCCCAGCGCGCGACGATCACGTCGCAGTATTTCGGGTCAAGCTCCATGGTGTAGCACGCCCGCCCCGTCTCTTCGCACGCAATGAGCGTCGAGCCAGAGCCGCCGAACAGGTCGACAACCAGGCCACCAGGCTTGCTGGAGTTTTTGATGGCCCGGGCGCAGAGCGCGATCGGTTTCATCGTCGGGTGATCGGCGTTCCGGGCCGGCTTCTCAACCCGCCAGGTCGTCGTCTCGTCGTCGAGGCCCGCGAACAGTACCTCGTAGCTCGGCACGCGGATGCTGGCGCTGGCCAGGCCGCTGGCGAACGAGATAATGTAGCCGTCGTCGTCCAGCTGGACGGTGACGCCGGCGACATCGTCGATGACAGTTGATTGTTTGCGGCCGCCATGGAAATAGTGGGCCTCGCCGGGCTTCCAGCCGTAAAGAATTGGCTCATGTTTCCATTGGTAGTCCTGCCGGCCGAGAACGAAGGTGTTCTTGACCCACACCAGGCATTGCTTGATGAGCCAGCCGGCATCGACCATCGCTTTCCTAAAGTTGAGACCCTCGGAATCGGCGTGACAAACGTAAATCGCGGCCCCAGGTTTGGCGGCCGCGAGCATGGTTGTATATGCGTCTTTCAGGAACTGATAAAACTTTGAATCGGACATCGAATCGTTCATGATGGTCAACTTGTCGGCCGTGCCGCCTTCGTAGGCCACGTTGTACGGCGGGTCGGTGAAGACCATGTCGGCCAGGGCGCCGTCCATCAGCTTCCTAACGTCCTCAATCTTCGTCGCATCGCCGCAGAGCAGCCGGTGCGCCCCGAGAACGTAAACATCGCCCGGCTGGGCCGTCGGCGTGGAAGCCTTCTCCAGCTCGGCGCCCACGTCGAAGGCTTCGTCGTCGCCGACGCCGCCCTTGCCGTTCTCTTGCTCGATCAGCTCCACATCCGCCAGATCGAACCCGGTGAGGCTCAGGTCGAAATCCATGTATCGGAGGGTCTGGAACTCCTCCAGCAGCAGCGCGTCATCCCAGGAGGAGAACTCGGCGACCTTGTTGTCGGCGATGCGGAACGCCTTGACCTGCGCCGGCGTCAGATCGGCGGCCACGACGCACGGAATCTGCGTGAGGCCAAGCTTCTGAGCGGCCAGTATCCGTGTGTGGCCAGCCACGATGCTGCCGGCACCGTCGATGATGATCGGCACCTTAAAGCCGAATTCCCGGATGCTGGCGGCCACCTTGTCGACGCCGCGCTCGTTGTGGCGAGGGTTATTTACGTACGGCGTAACTTCGCCGATGTCTTTGTAGATAATTTTTAATTCAGCCACGCCGGCACATCCTTTCCAAAAAACCGTAGTAATTTTTCACGCGCAATATTTCTTGTGCCACCTCCGGTCCAGGCGTAGGCGCCATTTTCTGACACCCTGGGGGGGGTAGCCTGCGTAGGCAAAGGAACTATCCTAGCGAATAACCTTCCGTCCGCCGCGTCCCGGCAACGGCACAGGCTCGTGGACAATGGCCGTCTTGTCATTGCGAAGCACTTTGCTCTCGATTGCGCACCGACTAATTTCCGGCTGCCAATGGACGCAGCCCGGGCAGTCGACTATGGCTTCCCGCGAAGGCTTGTAGTAATCGCAGCCGTTCATAACGACACTTCCTCCAAAAAAAATAACCGCCAGAATCAAGGCGGTTTGCAAGAACTCGAAGCCTTCTGAAGCGCAGTGGACTAAAGCTCATGGTACCATAATAGCACTGAAATGTCGTAATTTGGGGTGGTGTTTAATTATTTCTAGTTTTTACTGATATACCCATATTGGGTCGGACTTGAACCCATAAATCGGGCCTGCGCATATTGTGTTTACCGGCGGTCGCTATGAAATTATTTTTCTGTACAATCTGTACATTTTGTGCATAATGGGTTATGATGAGCATACAATAAAGAAAAAGTGAGGTTAAGGGGATGGCTGTGGAAATGATCGAGCAGAAGCTGTTTACCGATGCCCGTAAAGAGTTCTCCGACGTTTTCGATACCGTTGTCTTCAAGCATCGCCCGGTCGTGGTTAAACGCCGAAAAGATGCTGTGTTCC